ACATGGCGAAACTGTATGCACAGAAGATAACGAATAACGAGATGAATGCACTAACAGGTGAGGCGTGGAAACTTGAGGATGTTCCGATGCTGTGGAGGGCTGAGGTTGAGGCGTTATTGACCGCAACTGAGGTGGTGTGAAACGCTTAATAAAATTCATTGAGAACACGCTGGTAAAGCACATCGACAAGGTAGCGCATTTTGCCATTACCTACAGCATTGTATACACATTAGCAGACAAGTGGGACATGAATGGAGCTATTGGTGTTGGTATCCTTGTGGGAGTGGCAAAAGAGATATGGGACAAACTGACAGACGGAAAATTGTCCATTGCCGATTTGGTTGTTGATGTGGCGGGGATTGTGGTTGCAATGGGTGTGTGGGGTCTTACGGCGATAGGAGGGTGATGGATTGGAATTACCGATGATACGTGATGTTTGCTTTTAACACTATCGTTATACGTCATAGTGTGTTATCATAGTGGGGAGAGGGCATTGTATGGTCGATACATTGGTAAAACTATCGCCGCTCCTTGTAGCGCTCATCGCTGCTGGGGCGTCATTTCTCGGGGCTCGGGCAGGGAGGAGACAATTGCTCGACCAAGCCACGAGAGTGCTGGATGAACAGGCTGAGGAGGCAATCGTGCAGTACAAGGTCATAAAGGCACTGCTCAACGTGATAATGAGCATCATAGACGCACTGCACAGGAAGGACATCATCAATGGTGATTCCGCCGACTTGCGGAAGGAAGTCGCGTTGGTACAAGAAATGCTTGAGTCCGACGTGATCGAGAAGAAGAAGAAAACCCTATTCATGGGGAGGAAGTGATGAACATACCTCAAGAGACGTTGGACGCGGTACTCGCGTTGTTGAGTGGACAGGGCGGTGGTGCCGTTGTCGTGGGCATATTGATGGCTACAGTCAAGAGCTTTTGGAAACCGGAGAACAAGCAACTCTACCTCATCCCCGCGTTCATCCTAGGATACGCGGCGAGCGCCGTCGTCATGTGGGCGCTCGGCTGGAACTGGGTGCTGTTCGCCGCAGGTGGATTCATCGTCACGTCGGCGCAGCTCCTCGGGGAAAATGAGATTTGGCCACAGCTTCGGGCCCTTGTGATGAAGCTCGTATTCAAGAAAGATGAGTGATATTCTTGACGCATTGAAGGTGCTCGTCCCGACAGCCCTCTCCTTTGTGGCCCTCCTCTTGGGAGCGAGGGCCAAGAGGCTCAACAAAAAGGCTGACACGGCGATCGCCGCACTCGAAGCACTCAAGGAACACCACGCCAAGGAGAAAGAGCGCGAAGAGAAAGAGAAGGCGGAATTGGATGCGCTCGAGAAAGTACAGACGGATGAGGAGGCGATTGACTTCTTCAATAAGTTTGTGGGGGAGAAAAAATGAAGAAGTTGATGTTGCTCCCAGTTTTGTTGCTTGTGCTGACAGGGTGTGCAACCAAGGAGCCCTCCCTTTTCAGCGACTTCGTGCCGATTCCCGAGCGCTTCGAGGCACAACAGGCGGACGACCTCAAGGGGATTGTCCTTGAGTATGTAAAACTATCACACGCGTACGATGAGCTCTTCGAGTGGGTGCAGGAAGGCGAGGCGTGGTACCTCAAGGTGTACAAGAAAACTCGTTGAAGAACTTCTGCAACTCCGTATTCCTTACATAGAACAACGTCCCGCTTCTTCCATTCTCCATCGCTTCCATGAACTCCCGCCTGTTGATGTACTCCCTTGGTTGTGTGAAGAACACTCCACACTTTCCCCACTTCTCCTCATAGGCTACGATGGCGAGCAACACTCGGCCCCCGAACTCCTGCACTTTGCATGCCCAGTTGTACTGTGTCTCACGATACGGCACCTTGATGGCCCTCTCTGTCTTTCCGAGGGCCATGCACTTCGCCTCTATCCACACGGAGAGTCCTTGTTGTTGATAGAACATATCCGCCATCCCCGTACCGACAAGATTCTCGATGCGCATGATGAGCGCCCGTGTACAATACTTCTTCAGCCTTTGATGGATGACGGCTTCCTTCATCACAGCACCTCCTTGACAACGAATGTCCTCGGCTTGATGAGATAGAAGTGTATGTCCTGTGCCTTGAGCTCCTGCCCACGGAGACTGAAGGGGATTCGCAGGTCGAGCTCCGTGTAGAGCTCGCAGAGCGCCGCGAGGCGATATGGCAATTTGCCGTATACGTGTTTGCCCGCCACGTCGTTCTCATCTGCCCTCGGCAGACAAGGGGTGCCCTCTGGGATGAGGCCCTCCGTCACAAGATACTCGTACAGCCCCTTGTGCCGCGTCACACATAATATTTCCACTATTTGCTCCTCTTCGCTTGCTTCAGATCTTCACTTATCATGGTGTAAAAGGCCACCATCTCCTCGACGTTCCGCTCCGTCAGCCTGTCAACCCAGTTGCCTTGGATGTTCTCCCAATTGTGCGACCAGTCGCCCTTCAGATTGTCAGCCAACCTGTTGAACTTCCCCCTGCTGATGGGGAACTCGAACTCCAAGAGACGTGCATCATGCCAGTTGTCACCTATGGCGATTTCCGCCTTGATGGGCACCAACAATGGGTATGCGTTCTCCATCATGCGCTTGACCTCACGCAACGCAAGGACACCTTCAACAGTCTTCGGCACACTGAATATCAATTCGTCATGCACCGTGATATGCCAACGCAGTATGTCGAGCACCCCGCTCTTGTAGATGTTGACCATCGCCCGCTTCATGATGTCCGCAGCAGAGCCCTGTATCAGTTTGTTCAGCATCTTGTAGAGCTTGTCCTCGCTCTCCATATGTGCGTGGCGACCACCGATTGTCCGAACGTACCCACGCCTCTTGGCGACCTCCGCCACCCGTCGCATCGTCGCCTTGACGTAGGGCGCGTTGCTGTGGTAGACACTGTTCACCTCCTCGCAGAACTCCCTGTCCCACCCGAAGTTGTGCATCATGGTGGTGATGCCCATGCCGTACATACAGCCGAAGTTGAGGTTCTTGGCGTGTGGCCTTTCGAGGTTCGTCATGTCCTGAATGTACTGATGGTAATCGGTGTCGGGGTCATTGTTGTATGTCTCCCGAAGATGGATGGCGCCACTGCCCTGCGCATAGTGCGCGAGGATGCGGTACTCAACCTGTGAGTAGTCAATTGAGACGAACCAGTACCCCTTCTCCGCTATGAAGCACTCCCTGCAAAGGGGGCCCCAAATCTTGTCGCGATATGGTATCTGCTGGAGGTTCGGGCTCTTCATCGAGAAGCGCCCAGTCACCGTGCCAAGCAACCCACCGTATTGATCGTCGCCCTTCACTGTGTTGATGGTCGGGTGTATCCTCCCATCACGCGCCACATGCTCCTTGAGTGAGCCCTCGAGGAACGTGTTGAGCGCCTTTTCCGCCTTGCGGCAGAACAGCACATCCGAAACGACCTCATCTTCTGTCTCAATGCTTTCAAGGTACTCGGCGGGTATCGTGGGATTGCAAAGATGGATGGCCTCGCTGTAGTGGCCTGTCACACTGTCGGCGAGCCTCCTGTCATTGTCATCCCCGCGCCCCGCCATGATGCGCTTGACAGCCTTCCCCTCCTCGTACCCGATTCTCGTCTGCACTCGTTGGCCCGTTCGGTCTGTGTAGGTGAGAAGCCACTCATAGGGTATGTTGGTCTTGTCAAAGAGCCGTGCCAATTGTAGTGAACTGTTGTAGTTGACGTCCCCGTATCGCTCCTTGATACGCTGCTTGCTCTCCGCCAATCGCTTCCTCGTGGCATCCGCGTTCTCCTTGCGCTTCGCCTCGTCCACGATGGCACCCGTATTCCGCATGCTGAGCACCGCGGGCAGGAGCTCCGTCTCGAGGTTGAACACGGTGAGCAACCCCGTATCCTCCATGATCTTGTACTGCGCCTTGAATATCTCCAACGGCTCCTTGGCATCCTCAATGGCGTAGGCCCTGACAACCTTGTATGGCATCCTGTGGAGATACTGGCGCACATCACCCGTCCACCCCTGCTCCTCGGCAAAACGCTCGACCTCCGTCTTATGCTTGCCACGCCCAAGGTACTTGTTGGCTATGGTGTCCAAGCTGAAGGACTTCTGGTGCTCGTCGATGAGTGGCTCGACCACCTGTATGTCATACCACGGGCCCACAACCTCCGTGTGGATGCTCCTCCTCTTGAAGTCCGTGGGGTTGAACTCGAGCCAATTGGTGAGCCAGTCCACGTCGTAGAGCAGGTTGGCCCCGACCTTCGGTATCGGGAGTTGGATGACTTTCCTTATGTAGGCTACGTTGGCTTCACGCTCCTTCTCGTTGCAGTCGTAGTGACCAAGGTTGTAGTACTCGGCAAAGTTGCTTGTCGCGATGCTCACACCAAGTATGAACCCGTCCTTCCTGTAGACCCCTGCGCCATATTTCTGTAGATTGGGGTCGTATGTCTCGATGTCTATGGCTATCATGTCAGCCTTTGACAAGTCTGGGTACTCCATTGTCAATCCTCCTTGAAGTCAATAACGATTTGCCCGTTGTCCTCCTCATTCTTTGCTTGCCAGCCCAATATTGTCTCGGTCACAAACTCCAACAACTCACTTGGATTCCATCCGTTCCTAAGTGCAGACAGAATATCCATTCTCATCATATCTTGCTTTACCATCTTTACAATTTTCTCCATGCTAACTTCTCCTATTCACCAACTCTCTTCCAATCATCTCCACTAAACCCACGACCACTGCATTTCCCATGCAGAAATACCGTGCGCCCTTCGGCATACCCGTGTTTGTCCACCCATCGGGGAACCCCATCAACCTCTCACACTCAGTCTCCGTCAGTGTGCGGAACGCCATAGTCTCTTTGTCAAGCACAACATGGGACGCCCTGTTCCTCCCACCCTCTGTTGTGAGGATTGTCCTGCTTGGCCTGTCCAGTGGGTCGGGGAATGGTATGGCACCTTCGCTGTACTCATACGTAAACCCCTCCCTTGTTGTGCGCAACTCCTTCTTCGCCCCTTTCAGATACTCCCATTGCTTGATGTCCCTGATGTAGTACTGCATGCCCACATCGCTCTCAAGCACACTCGACAATGGGCTCCACTCCCCCTCAGTGCTCGGTGTACCCGTGTTTGTGACAAAACGCTCGGACACTCCTGCGCCCAAGAACACGCCAGTGAAGTTGTTGGACACATCCAGCAAGTCCTGTGGCAAATCGAATGTGCTCTCCATGCCCACAGCACCGAACACATCGTCGAACACACGCTCACCGTCCAACGATGCAAAGATGAACACCCTCCGCCTCCTCTGAGGGAATCCATAGTCAGCGGCGTTCACGACACGCCACTCAACCGTGTACCCAAGGGCGTTGAGACTCGACAGTATGATGGCGAAGTCCCTCCCTCGTTGTTTCGACGGGGACTTCAGCAATCTGTCCACGTTCTCCAGCAGTATGCTCTGGGGCATCTTCGCCTTGACAATCCTCAGAATCTCCCACCACAAAACACCCTTCTTGCCCTCGATGCCTTGCGCCGATGAGCTCGCCACGGAGTAATCTTGGCAGGGAAAACCACCGACGAGAAGATCATGGTCTGGGATGGTCGACGCATCAACCGCAGCAATGTCCATGTTTGTATGGACACCCGTCGTGAAGTGGGCCCTGTAGCAGTCACTCGCCCATTGTCTCTTCCTCGATGGCTCCCACTGATTGCTGTACAACACATCCCATGGGCCACTCGCCTCCAGCCCAAGGCGGAAGCCCCCTACGCCCGCGAACAACTCCACCACTCTGAACATCAACTATCTCCTATTTATCTTGTTCACAATCTTCGCCAAGGGGATGTCATCATCATACCCGTAGCGAGCCTCGCTCGGCATGATGAACAACCTCTGCTTGGCCCTCGAAGCCCCCACGTACAACACACGGAGCTCACTGTCTGGGTTCTCCTGATACACATGGTGGGTGCGCTTCGTCATATCAGCCATCAACACCACGTTGTCCGCCTCCCCGCCCTTGACCCCATGGATGGTGCTCACCATGATGTTGCTGCTCGACAAATCGGTCTTGTTCGCCACCAAGTCCCTGTAGTAATCCTTGTCGTCCTCGTCCATCTCGAGGGCATCATACCACGGGAGCCTGTACTCCTTGTCGATGAGCACCTGCTTCACCCGCAACTTGTCCACATCGCTCTTGAACTTGCCTTCCCTCCTCCTGTACTCATAGGCGTTTATTGTCTTGACAAGTGTCTCGCTGACGCTCTTCTCCCCCTTGATGGTGTACACCAAGCCCCGCTTCCTCAGCGCCTCGGCATACTTCTCGAGGTAATATCGGTTGCGCGCCAAGAGGTAATACGTCTCACTCTCATTGAACTCGAGGCTGTCGATACCATTGATGAGCTCGACCTGACCACCTGCCTCACGCGGGGCGAACTTCTTGTCTATGCGCTTGTTGATGCGTGCAGAAATCTGCGTGGAGAACGACAACACCTTGCTTGGCATCCGATAGCTCTTGTCAAGGATGACACGCTCCCCGCCAAGACCCATGAAATGCTCCACGTCCGCCCCATTCCACTCGTAGATGGCTTGGTCATCATCCCCCGCTACAAAGATCTTCTCACAGTTGCGGAACGCGGCTTCACACATTCTCCACTGAAGTGTGGTCAAGTCCTGCGCCTCATCGATGATTGCCACCTTGACAGGGAGTGCCTCCCAATCCTCAACGAACATGTCGAGCATATCCGTGTAGTCCACGTAGCCACGCTCACGCTTGTACACATCGTAGCTGTCCCTGACAAACTCAAACACACGGAAACTGCCCTCGAAGCGATACTCACTCGCCATCTTCGGGTTGTTCTTCTCCAAGAAGTAATGGAAGAGGTACTGGTCGTCACTCCCTGACATATCATCGGTGTAATACCCTGTGAATGACATGCCTACGAGCTTGCTGAACTCCTTGTAGCGCGCCTCGGTCATCACATCGCTGCGTTTTATCCCCGCGTGTTGGAAGGCGATGCTGTGCAGCGTCCTGAAGTATGGGAAGTCCCCCACCTTGTAGTCGAACTGCTCCATGGCACGCGCCCTGCCCTCATACGCCCCTGCCCTCGTGAACGACACGAACGCGATGTCTGTGGGACTGTACGTCTTGAGCAGGTCACTGAGTACACCCATGAGTGCATACGTCTTGCCACAGCCGGGGGCTCCGAAGATTGTTGTAACATTCTTCATACGCAGTACTCCTTTATTGTTGCCACGTTCATCCTAGAACGCCTCCTCGTCCACATAGTCATCAGGTACATCGATGCGTGGATTGTCCACGTCGTACTCGCCGATTGACTCCTCGATGTTCTTGACGAACGCATCATGGTGGAGCATCCATACGCTGATTTGCTTGAGGTTTCCCTTCACCATCACCCGCGTCCTGCTCGGCACCGCACCCAAGTCCTGCAAACGCGCGGGGTAATCGCTCTCCCTGTACGCCGTGAAGTTTTTCTTGTACCGCACGTACTTGAGCACATCCGCGCTCCTGAAGAGGTATGAGGTGCCATCGAACCACACCCTCCCCATCGACACAATCTGTTCTGGGTTCTTCGCGGTGTTGCCCGTCACGAACTCGTGGAGCAACGTCTTGAACACCAAGAACGGTGACATGTCGTAGTCATCCGTGATGGTGACGACCTCGAGCTCCTTGAGGCTCTGGCTCACAATCTGTGACCATGCGCTGTTCTTGAGCTTCGGTGGGAGCACGTGCAGGTACCGCATGCAGAGTTGCAGGAACTTGTCCTGCCCGATGATCTCGCTCTCATCGCGGAAGCGCATCATCGTCCATTGTTCCTGCCCTTGGTCGCGTATCTCCCACTCGTAGTACGGTTGCTCCATCTTATACTGGATGAGGCGCCCATAGTCGAGCGTCGAGAAGTGCCCCAAATCCTTGCCCACCCCGTACTCTCGGGTCTTGCACACCCCCTTGTTGCAGTACGCCACGCACGGCATCTGCGTGCACATGTAGTTGTAATCTTTCTTGCGCAACGAGTTGATGACCGTGTTCTCGAGCTCCTCCTCGTCGAGTGGCCTCCCCATCGCGCGGTTCACCTCATACACCTTCGCTTCCCAGAACTCATTGTCCGCTTTCTTGAAGTACGTGCCGAAGCAGTGAAGATAGTTGTTCCGCCCATCGACGGTATCCATCGCATCCATCAGGTAGATTGTCTGGAGGCATGGCGGTGCATCGTTGTACGGCAGGTTCTCGAAGAAGAGCACCATCGAGTCGGTCGTCTGTAGGTGGCTCTGCGCATGGACAAGGAAGTCATCGAAGCGCATCGGCAGACAATCGTGCCCAAGCGCCTGTTGCGTCCCCTCATCCCCACCGTAGTACGGCAGATTTATCCAATTGCCAAGGCTCCCCGTGGGCACCTGCTTCTGCTTCGGGAACACCTCCACCGCACCGACCCGTCGGTCATTGTGTTGCGCGATGAACTTGTCTACGCTCAAGAGCGCCGCAAGTCTCCTCGCATTGGATATGGCGATGTCCGCATCGATGAAGTCACTGTAGAACGTGCAGAGGTGGAGCCCACCGCTCTTCGACCTGAATGGCACGAGTGGCATGCTGTTTCGCCATATGGCCTTGACAAACACATCCACATCACTCCCGTACACGTCAATGTCTATTTCACAAAACTTCGTCTTTCCTTCTTTGACGGGAATGATTCCGAGCCCCCTCCTGCCTTGCAGGTGGTCGGCGTAGTGCTCGGGCATCGGCGGGGTTTTCTCTGTAAAGCTCTTGCCTTGCTTCTTGCCATTGGCGTCTATGGCTTCTGTATATTCGTGCACCCCGTATCCTTGCTCCGAGCCCGAGAACAATGACATGAACGTGGTGACTTGCGAATCCAATATTGGCATCACGGCCCCCTATATATTGAAGATAATGCTCCCCATATTTCAGGGGAGCGTAGTTGTCTTGGGCTCAGAACGCCGCGCCTTCCTCCCTGTCGATGACTTCCTCATCGTTGAGGGTATTGAAGTCCGCCTTCTTCTCACCGCTGCTCAGGCTCTTGAGGAACTCGGACGCCATCTTCGCGATGTCAGGCTTCACGAAGCCATCAAACTTGAAGGTGGGCTGATTCCAGCTTCCCTTGTCGTTGGACGCCTCTACAACCTCCATCCTGTAGATTTGCGTGAACGACGGGGCGAGCTTCGCGGTGTTCGGGAAGAACTTGCGTGTGACAGCCGTGTTGAGCGTCTTGCCCGCCTTGATGGTGGACTTGCTCAGCGCAAGGGCCACCAACCCGTCCTCGAGGTGGTCGGGGAGCATGAAGTAATACATGTACGTCTCGACAAGATCATTGCCCTCGGCAGTGACCCACTTGCCGAACTCCTCGGTGATTGTCAGCGCTTTCGCCGTGGCCAACGAGTGCTGTGCGACGAACCCGCCACGGTCGGGGAGCCACTCGACGTACACCCGCTCGAAGAGCACGGGGATGATGCGCAGCACTTCACCGTACACCTCCTTGGTGATGTTGTTGATGAACATCCCGCTCTGTGCCCCCTCCACGTACTCGGGCTTCTTCTTGTTCAACTCAGGGCTGATGGCTTGCATCAGCTTGATGAACGGCACCGATGAAGTGGTGGAATCCACACCGCTGAATCCGTCCACACCCCCGAAGTCCATGTCGGCCAACGCCAAGTCCATGACTTCCTCTTCTTTCTTCACGATTTCTTTTGTCGCCATAGTTGTTTCTCCTGTAGCTTTCTCTTTGTTCCCCGCTCATACGAGCAGGGTTTTTCACAATTCAATCTTGGTCTGGGAGTACGTGTACACCTTCAGGAACTCGGGGAGCTCCTCGATGTTCATGATCTTGCCCTCACCATACAGCTTCTGCCGTTCCTCGTCCGTCGCATTGACGGCGGTCAAGTCGCGGAAGAACTTCTCCAACGTCTGCGGATGCACCCGTTGGTCAGTGTCATAAGTGCCTACCTTCTTGTCCAAGAAGTCAAACACTTCGTCCATCACCTTGTCATCAAGTTTGCCCACGTCGAACTTCGTCTTGATGAGACTGCCCGCGTTGTGCTCCTTGAGGAACTCGAACAACTTGAACTTATCCTCCTGCTTGTACGATACGGACAGGCCCTTTCGGATAATGACCTTCTGGCCCGAGTCGAGTCGTACCTCACTGAGCCCACTTTGTGTCATGAGCTCGGGGATAAGCTCCCCACTCACCTTCAACAACTGTTTCTTTGCGTTGGAAAGTTGCTCCGTCAACTTCGCCACCCGCTCCTCAAGCGCAATTTGCTCTTTCGCCAATTCGCTGAGGGTCTGCATCGCGTTGCCCTGAGTTTCTTTCTGTGCAACATCCGCTAATTCCATCAATCCTTCCAAGTCTGTCATCCCAGTATCTCCTCCAAACTCATGTCCTTGAAGAACTCGTTCAAATCCCGACCAGCCTGTATCGCCTTGACGCAGAGCTCATCCACCGTCCCCTTGGCAACGATGTCCTTGTAGACGACCGTGTTCTTGGTGCCGATTCTATGGCTCCGATTCTCCGCTTGCAGCCTGTCCTCTGTCCTGAAGTTGTTGCTGTAGTACAACTGCACCGTGGCGTTCTGAAGATTCAAGCCGTACGCAGCCGTCTGGATGTTGCCGATGAAGATGTCATACTTGCCCGCCTTGAAGTCCTCAAGGATTTGCACCCGCTCATCCTTCGACACACCGCCGTAGTACAGACAGCACGAATATGTCTTGGAAAGCTCCTTGTACAACAACTGCAACTCCGGCACAAACGCCGCCCAGACGATGCACTTCGTCTCCTCAAAGTCCACCTCCTCAAGCTCATCGATGATGCGCTCGAGCTTCGGGTTGCTCCCGATGGGCTTCACATCCCCGCGCCGTTCCCCTTCCTCCTCAAAGGGGAAGAAGCCCCCGCACACCTGCATGAGCCTGAGTGTCAGCGTCAACTTGCTCGTGACACTGAGCTCCTCACCCGCGTACCGCGCCCTCAAACTCTCCTTCAGGTCGTTGTACACGCTCTCCTGCTCCTTGCTCATCAGCACGTAGCTCGTGGCATAAATCTTGGGGGGCAGGTCTGCCACGTCATCCTTCTTCACACTGATGGTGACTGGCGCTATGGTGTCCCTGAGCTCCTCGAGGTTGCGGTACTTGACGTACTTCTCTTGGCTGTCGATGAATCGCACCACACTCTCGCTCGTGTTGCTGCTCGTCGCGACAAGGAAATAATGCTCCTGCGTCAACCTGTCGCCGTGATGTTCGCGCATCTTCTTGAGTTTGTGCTTGATGATGGCGTAATCCTTCTCGCCGATGGGCCGTTTGAACGAACGCCCCGTCCTGAAGTTCTTGTCGCTCATCAACAAACCGTACTTATGCTGGAACACGATGTATGCCATGTTGAAGAACCCACGCTGGAGGAACTCATACTGGTTGTAGATGCTGTAGGGGTCCTTGGCGGCGGGGGTTCCCGTGAGGATGCACCGCACGCCCACCCCGTTGTACCGCATGATGGCCTTGCTCCGATTGGCGCTCGGGTTCTTGATGCGCGTCGACTCATCGAGGATGATCATCACGCGCGGGAACCGCTGGATGAACAAGTCCGCATACTTCAACACCGTCTTGCTGCTGAACGCCTCGACGTTGATTGCAAACAGCTTGAGGCGGTCACTCTTGCTGAAGAACTTGTTGCCCTCAGCCTTGTAGTACTTCCTGCCCAGCTTCGCAGAATCCCAGATGAACGCCTCATACTCAACGTTGCAATGCAGTGGCATCTGCTCCGACACCCACTGGACGTGCACCCCGTTCGGGGCGATGAGCATGACGGCCTCAATCTCCCCCCTCAGATACTTGTACACGGCTATGTCAATCGCCGTCTTGGTCTTCCCGAGCCCCATGTCGAACATCAAAGCGAAGCTATTTCTATCCTTGAATCTATCGAACGCCTCACGTTGATATGACCGTGGCTCGGTCTTGAACACTGCTTCCAAACTATCCTCCCTTACGTCTTCGTCTTCCCGAACGAGCCTTCCAACACACAGGTGATGATGGCCCATATATACAACAGCAACGGTGCGAATATTATCGCGATGATGTGCCTAGGCTTCAACTTCAATGACTACATCCCCGCTGAGCTCTATGCGCAAGTCACCGCTCACCCGTGGGGCGCAACACCCACGAACCGTGACACCCCCGACCGTGACGACAATGCCTTCCCCATCGGGGGCAATCACCACACGACCCTTGACGAGCGTCGAGGTGTCCTTGGACGACCTCGGCCTGAACCCCAAGTCCCGCAGGGTGTTGTACGCGCAGCCTTCCAGCCTCTTGTACACCCCTTCCCAATACACGTGGCCCTTCTTGCTGCGCCACCAGTCGAAAGCCTCGAGAAGCTCGTCGTCGGGCCTCCCGCTTCCAATATCCGTCACTCCCTCAGTCTTGAGGGCGACCCGTTCCTCGACGGTCAAAGACCGCCACAGGGGGGTATTTTCCATTGTACGACTCCTATGTGTGGTTTGTGTGTGGATTGTCTGTTTTCTTTAAGAGCAAAAGCTCTCCTCGAGCTTCTCGAACAATGCGTCCCGCACCTCATCGCTGAGCACATCCCAGATGTCCGTGCCCGAGCCCTCCACATAGACGGCGACTATTTCCATATTTGTCCGTGCGTCGTCTTCCCACGTGTACTTCACCGAAAACCTGATTCCTGCATAATCGAATATCTTGTACATCAGTCATTTCTCCTTTGCTCTGTCGAGCCAATCATACAATATGTCGCCCATGTCGCAGAACACGTCGATGCCGAACACATCCCGTTGCGACAAGAACTCCTTCGCTGATCTGTAATTTGCATCCTCGGATGGCAGTGTGAGCACGTCCTTGATTGCGGAGGCAATGACTGCCTCTGCCAACCTCTGCCACCCACGGCGCACCTCGGTCATATCAACCAATGGGTCTTCCAATACTCCTCCACCACCTTCTTGTCATCCTCACTGAGCCCCGCCCACTTGAACGCGAGCCATATGAGCGCGATTGACGCAAACAATCCTACAAAGATAACTGCACCAAGCATACCACCATCCTATCATAGTTTTATGTATCTGACAAAGATTTTGTTGCCCTCGTCCTTCCTGATGAAGGCGAACACCCCGTCGTGCCTTCTTATGACACAAGTTATGTACCATTCGTCCAGCAACCGTGACCTGTACCCACGTGTTGCGTTTGGTGTCTTGCCCTTCTTGCTCAAATACTTGTCTACCATTTCTTCCTCGCGTCCCGCAAGAAAAGCACCATGTCGTATGACTGGACAACTCTATACTCTTTCACCACTCCCTCCTCCACTTGTACTCCACAATCACAGGCTCCTCATACTTGAGCCCCAGCGTCTCCAGCGCCATCTCAACCGACCCTCTCGGGCCATATGGCTTGTAGTCCATGAGCCAGTGCTCCTTATCTTTCGAGAGCGTTGTCACCATATGTGCCTTCTTGAACGGGTGCCGGCGCTCTGTGACAATCCACTCACGCGACTCCCATCCCTCAAGCCATCCCCACACAGACCAGAGCCGTGCCCAGTCATCACAATCCCTGCCGTGCTTGATCTCATTGAAGAACGAGTGGCAGTGCTTGGTCGGGATTGACGCATCGATGAACCCGCCCCACCTGTCCGCCTTGTATGGCATCGTGTTGATTATCCTCGACGCCTCTTCCATGTCCCCCTCAAGGAACGCCGACCACTTGGTGAGGCACTCTATCGTCGCACGCCTGTTCTTCCAGTAGAAGATTCGCCAGACGAATGGGCTGAGCAGCGACCTGAAGAACGCGTACAGCTTCAGTATTGTTTTCATACAGGAAACCCCTCCCCTATCCACCGCATCACTGGCACAGCCATTGAGTTGCCAAGAGCCTTGTAGCGATGTCCCACGCTGTCCCTGATGGCAGTCCACCCGTCGGGGAACCCCATCAGCCTCTCCGCCTCGGTCACGGTCAACCGCCTCACGTCGCCTTGGTGCAGCACCAACGGCACGTTGTTGCCCCCAGTCCCCCACCACGCGGTGACGGTCGGGCACACATCCACCTCCTTCAATCTGCTGTCGTTCCCGTGATTCTCATAAAAGCGGTACCCAACTCCTCGGGTATCACGCGACCCCGCTCCCGAGCCCTGCGCAGAAAGCCTGACGCCGCCTTCGCGCTCAAAGAGTATCGGCTGTCGACTGGCCCAGTCTCCAGTATCGAGGACAGCATAGACACGCCTCCTCCGTTGGGGGACTCCGAAGTGTTGTGCATCAAGCACACGCCATTCGACAAGTCCCCGAGGGCCTGTGACAATCCCTCCCCTCGCCCACTTCCGCACATCAGGCTTCCATCCTGCCATAGCTCCAAGAACTTCCCGAAAGTCGGCACCTCCATTTGAACTGAGCGCTCCCGCGACGTTCTCCCATACAAGCCATCTCGCTCCATTCCGTCTCCTTGCAATCTCGAAAATCCTCATCATCTCGTAGAACAATGAGCTCTGTTCGTTCGCCAGCCCCTCCCTGTCACTGGAAACCGACAACCCCGTGCACGGGCTCCCACCGACCACCAGATCAATCGGCCCGAGCGCAGCCACCTGCTCCTCGGTAATCTTGGTCACGTCGCCGAGGTTCGGCACGTGCGGAAAGCGGGCGGACAACACCTCACAAGCGAACGGGTCTATCTCACTGAACGCCACGGGCTCCCAGCCGAGGGGTTCCCAAGCGACCGTAGCTGCCTCGATGCCGCTGAAGAGTGATAGGTATCTCATACCCGCGCCCCTTTTCCTGCTTCCATCTGGTCGAACGTTCCCTGCACCCACTCGGTCGGGTCCAGCTATGCACCAAGCCTTGTCCTTGTAGAACGGCTCCCCGAACGCTGAGTCACTTCCCATCACGCTTCTCCCTTTCCAACTTGTCAATCCAATATTGTGTCCGCTTGTTGACCTTCCGCCCATAGGCGCACGCCCATAGGACGAACACGATATTGATGACCGCTATAATGCCCAATACAATGTACGCTGCCTTCATAACTTCTCCTCCTTGTACAACAAATCACATCGGTGCAGTTCATATCAACCTCCGCAACAGGTTCATCACCGCTTCGGGTGTACTGTTCGCCTCACACCCATGCTCTTGTGTCAAACCATGCACCATGTCCTCGAACGTCCCTTGGTCCAGCTCCACGTCGCGGAACTCGGGATACATCTCTATGAGGTTATAGCACCATTGGCACATCTTGAAGTTGTAGATGTCCCCGTCGACGATCGTCTGGTACAGGTAAATATCCCCATTGGCGATCAGCCTTTGGCACAAGTCGCAGCGATGCTCCTTGCGTGCCGTGCGAAACTCCTTCTTCAATATATCAACCACTCCATCGCCTCCTTGTTGACTTCACGGCAACACCTCCTCAATCGGCTTCTCCCTGAACATGGTGGACAGCAACTTCACACAACCCTCACCAACTTCCTTGTGCTCACCAGCGTTGTTGCTGATGCCCAGCGTAGAACCGTCGAACCAATCCACCCGCCAGAGCTTTCCAAAGCACACCACCAGATCATCGCGGAAGATGGTACGCTTACCGCTCTCCATCCCCTGAAGTCTCTGCTCGAGCCATGCAATGTACTCCCCGAGCGTGTACCTCTCCCTACCGACAACCCGTTTGAACTCTTCCTTGTAGTCGGTCATACCTTCACCCCCGCTTTTTTTGCTTCAATAATTCTTTTTTTAGCAATCTGAAAATAACCATCATCTAACTCTATACCTATAAAGTTACGGTTTAATACTTTACACATCTTGCCAGTAGTCCCACTACCCATAAACGGGTCAAGGATTGTATCGTTTTTGTTGGACCACGAGAGTATATGGTCCTTTGCTAATACTTCTGGAAATGGTGCAGGATGTTTGAATATATTATTATTCTCTGTATTCATTTTCCATACATTATACCTTTGCCCATATTCTGCAATAGGTTTGCCTTTACTAGATATACCCTTCATACTACCATTAGCCTGTCTTACTGTTCCACATTTTACAGCACCAAAAGATTTATTTTTTCTATCTTTTATTGGATTGAATGTTTTTATCTTTCCTTTTACAAATATAAACATATATTCAAAAACTTGAGCGTACCTTACTTTTAATGCTCCTGTTGCAGTAAAGATTGGTTTCTCCCAAATCATCGTATCGTGCAAATTCCCACCAATTTCCATCCAATACAACGCTTGCTTAAAACTCGTTCCAGTCTCACTCCCTTTTATCGTTGCATCGTTTACAACCCATACACAAACACCGCCGTCTTTCAAGATAGTAAATATCTTATCTAAACATGGTTTCCAGATATGCTCTCCCCATCCTGTAAAATCTTTCCCATAATCTCGTAGGTTATCATACGGTGGAGAGGTTAAAACCATATCCACCCTTACACCTTCTTGTATTAATTTATCCATTTCTTGTAAGCAATCGCCATTAATCAATCTCATATTATACCTCTTTCCATCTTCCGCTTTTTCAATCCACTGCTCACCTAGCTTTCTCATACCTTTACCTCCTATTCGCAAATCGGCACATATCGGTCAAAACCGCAATGCCTTCGAGGCTTCTTT